CCTGCTAATAGTTGAATAGGTGGCTCGTTGCACATCCACACTGAAGGCTTCTTACGTGGAAACACCAGAACCTGAGTCGGATCGTTGTGTGGGTTTATCACGTCGAATCGGTGCATGATGCTATGAAGAATGGGTGCCATGTTCTGTATGTCGCCGGTTTCAATTATTCTGGTCTCCGTGAAGTCTTCCCTAATTCTAGGGGGAATGTTTGGTGTGAGTAACGTATTGGACACACCTTTATCCGTTAAGTAGTTAGCCAGTTTCACGATGAGTCGTTCAGCGCCACCGTAGACGTAGAACTCCGGGTTCATCAGCAGAACGTTCATTGCTTCACCTCGTAGATGCTACACCTTTCACAGTTACGTGGAGGTTCACCGGCGTACAGTGCCCGCCTCATCTCCGTGTATTCGTCGCCCCACCAAATTTCACGGAACGGCTTCTCGAAGACGTTGCCGAGACTCGTCGCTCTCTGCCATTCCCGGTCATTCTGTTCGTTTAAAGCGCAGCATGGGATAACAGTTCCATCACAAAAAACAAAAGGCATCCACCAGGCTAGACATGTGGAGCCAGAAGGTTTTATCTGTGGGACGGTGGCGTTCCATCCTACTTGTATTCCAAGTTCCTGCCCTCGCTTTATGATATTTTGCTGTACTTCATCTTCTATTTCTACGAATTGGTCGTGTACCTCTGGGAAGTCGTGGAGCATCCTTGTGTACTGGGCAAAGTGAACGTCTACGCCGAGGTCACGAATCATGTCGAGGTAGTCGACGGCTTCATGGAGGTTATCCTTCGTAACTATGAAGTGAAAGCATAGTTCAGGGAAATACTTGTGGAGCCGTTTCTTCCATTTATCCAATTTCTTAACGTTTTCGGTGACAAGTTCCCAGTTGCTTCCTACACGTATCTTCTCGTATGTTTCCTTGGTGGCTGCGTCCAGTGACACGAATATTTTTTCAACGCCAAGCTCCACCTGTAACCTAGCTTTCTCCTCATCTGTGTAATAGAAGCTGTCGTAGAGTTCAACGTATATGCCTTTACTTTTCACGTAGCGAAGAATCTTCTCAAAGTCCGGATTCGTCCACGATTCTCCGATACCTGTTAATCCTATCCACTTCAAATCTGGGAACTGGTCAACGACGTATTTGAACCTGTCAAATGTCATATGCTCATTAGGTTCATTCCAATACGTGTGCTCGCAGATTCGACAGCGTAGGTTGCAAGTAGTCGTCGTTTCGACTTCAAGGTACTGTGGAAACGGGGCTTTACGGTAGAGCAGGTCTATGATTTTCTGGTCTTTACTCATCCAAAGAGAGTTGAAATGCGTCCAGTTATACGTCCATCTAAGTCCCTTCTCTGAGAAGACGGGGTTCATCTCGAAGCGTTGAAGGGCGCCCTGTGCTATTTGCTGTTCCAAGTCGTTTATTTCTGAGTCTGGATTATCTCCGCCTCTCATCGCCAGGTCTATGGCGGGAGTTATCTTCATTGAAGTCACCGGTTATCCGGGTTGAGATAGTAGTTTATCTGTTCCCAGATTATGTCTTTGACGCCGTGCTCTACTTTGAACCCTATTTTCTCTATCTTAGACGTGTCGCTGAATAACACGGGTACGTCAGCAGGACGGAAGCGGGATGGGTCAACGTTGATTTTCACGTCACCCTTATTAGTTTCGAAGATAAGTCCCTTGTCCGCCGGTGTGAACTCAAGACGTCCTCCGAGTAGCAGGTTGTCCATGTGCGTCTTCTCGAATTCTATCCCGTACCACGGATCAGGTGCAGGAGCGGATGGTTCTCCGTATCTGAGTTTGGTTCCAGTTCGTAATGTTCCCAACTCGTAGCCGAGGGTTTCAAGCGTCCACATGATATAGGTGAGAACCGAGTTAGAACGTTTTGAGCCTTGAACGTAGACGTCGCCATCTCTTCCACGCTCCGCCAGGAGAAGGTAGCCTTTCACGATGTCTTCAACATGGCTCCAGTCTCTGAAGGCGTTGACGTTGCCGATGTCTATGTGATCCTGTTCACCGCTTGACAGTGCCACGCCTTGACGGGTGATAATTGAGGTGACGAAGTGGTCGCCTCGTCCAGCTCCTTCATGGTTGAATCCTCTGCTTACCACTGTTCTGAGTCCGTAGACGCTGTGATAGTTCCTCATGAGGTGGTCGCCATATATCTTGGAGACGGCGTAGGGACTCAGGGGTCGTAGGAAGTTCTTCTCGTTGATGGGAAGTTCCGGCACACGTTCGGGCTCAGGGAAAACGTAGCGGGCGTCAAGTTGGCAGAGTTCAAGGTGTTTCTCATGTGCTATCTGAAGACCGTACTCCTCACTGCTTCCGGCGAACACGATTTTAGGGTTAGCCCCCTTCAACCGAATTGCTTCAAGAAGGTTGTAGGTTCCAGTTCCGTTCACCCTAAATGTTTCAATGGGGTCCGTGAAGCTACGAGGCACATAGGATTGAGCGCCGAGGTGAAACACGACATCCGGCTCCGAGCGGTGAATTGCCGAGATGAGGCTGGTGAGGTCAGTTAAGTCTCCATCTAGAAGCTTTATCTTCCCGACGATGCCCTGCTCAATAAGTCGCTTCGGAATTGATAAATCGGCTCTCTTACGGGCGAAGCCGTACACTTCATCGCCTCTGTCTACGAGTGCCCGAGCCAACCGACTTCCGACAAAACCAGTTATGCCGGTAATTAATGCCTTCATTTAATGCACCTCCTTCCAGATGAGGGCGTAAATCATGTCTGAACCCATCTGGTCAAGTGGAACCAGAGTTCCATCCTTCTTGATGAACGGAGTTGGATCGGGGGGTAGACCCTCAACGGCTTCCGGGTAAACCCGCTGCAATCCGAGACGTTGAACGTCTAAGTGGAATATCTTGATGGTTGGGTCAGCCCACACTTCGAAGCCCATTTCAATCGCCTGCTTGCAGAAACTCCGGTGGGGGCGCTCTCCGTATGGTGTGAAAGCGAAGGCGGCTCTCGTGGCTAGGTAGCATGTGCCGACGCTGTCCACTTGGAAGGGCTTACCTGGGTTCGGCGGGTTGAATGGGTGAAAGCGGGCTCCCTGATACCGGAAGCAGTAGGTGTCGAAGAACTTGTCAGGCACGAACCCGTCTTCCCACACATAGGGCGCTATGATGTCTTTACCCTGTTCCTTCAAGTGCGTTATCAGGTCTGGTGGAAACCGCATGACGTCGCTGTCTATTAACAGGAAGTGAGTTTCATCGCCCTCCGTCATAATTTCCTGGAGTTCGCCGTAGACGGGTGCTATCTGGTGGGCGGTGAACGCCTTCATAGGAGGCTCAAGGTAGATTTCAACTTCGTGACGAGTTTCTTCGGACCACGACTTCAAGACTTCCAGCGTCTGGTCCTGGCTTTTCCCGTAGATGAACACGACACGGGATACATCCTCCAACTTCTCTAATTCCTGTAGGAACTTAGGGAGCCATAAGGCTGCGTTCTTGACGGGAACGCCTACCATCGTGCTCATCTCTGAACCTCCATGCACTCGAAGAGGTCTTCATCCGTCGGGTAACGAAAGAAACATTTCGAAGCCATGCAAAGGGTGTTTCTCCACTGTGGACACTCGGGACCGCCTAGACAAAGACGTATGGGTCCATTCTCAAAGAACTTGGGGTTATTCAAGTATCTCCGTGTGCTCTGTAAATATGCTTCACTCCATCCCGTTGGAAGAGATGATATTTGGTTACTCATACTATTTTTCTCCTATCTCTCGGAGTCCAGATCAAATCCGGACTCAACTCCTCTAGTAGATGCACCCACAACTGGGCGATAACCTCCCAATCGTAATCCAGTGAAAACGTTCGAGCCTTCTCGCCCAAAGCCTTCACCTTATCAGGATGGTTGTAAGCGTCCTCCAAGGCATCCGCCGCATCGAATACGTCGGCTTCAGCACCGTAACTTAACAGGTTCGTAAGCTCCAGCTTCGTGTAGTCGATAACCCATCCATGCCCCTCAACGAGCTCCGGCATACTGGTGAAGTTCGTCACAATCGGCGGAACACCGCTGGCGTTAGCCTCGGCGATTCCTATGCCGAAGCCCTCACGAGTTGCAAGGTTGAATAATACATCCCATGAACGAGTCATCTTCCCCATAGCATCCTCATTCAATCCACAGTACATTGCATAGGGATGAGTAACACGACACAGACTATCTATGCCCCTCTCCTTCGCAAGGAAGCCAAGCGGCCATCCTCCTGGGAAGTTCTTCCAAGTGTGCAAGTGCATCCGAGCGTCTTTACGGGCGTCAGGGTTCTGCTCCAAGAAGATTTTGAAGGCGTCGAACATTCCGACGAAGTTCTTTCGGACAGGGTCTTTTGGGGCGGCGTTGACTCCTATGATGAAGTCATCCGGGTTCCACTCCGCTGAGTTGCCGGGGGTCATCGGTATTGAATGCGGAGTCATGTACTCTCTATTCTCCCTCTTCTCCTCTATGTCTTTCACGGGCCGGAAAACAGAGGTGTCCGCGCCAAGCGGAATAAGCGTGCTCTCTATGTCCTCGTTCTTCAGCATCCTCTGACCGAAGCGACTCATGGCAACGGGGTGATATGCTTTTCGAGCCTGATTTGTGATTCCCACCGGCGATGGGTCGTGGTCAACTGGAATCCACGGAATCCACTTCTGATGAATGTCAAGGAAGAAGTCTCGGTTCTGGAAATCAGGCATCTCAGCAATCCATATATCGAAGAAAGTGATCATGCAGTCAGGATTCCAATTCTTCACGATGAGGTCGGCAGCATCGTCTCCCATTGGACTGAATAGCTTCGGGTAACGCAGGTAATCGTTCACATAGAATGCTTTACCCTCCAATCCGTAGAAGCATAGGAGACGAGTGTCAAACCTATCTTTGATCCGGTTGAGAACTCCACGGGTGCCAACGCCATAGCCGGTATTTCCGCTGAAATAGATTTTTCCGTTTCGCCTTACAACCATTATATGGTTTGGTGGAACTATGGCGCAATAGACGCGTCCATCCGTGTTCGGAATATATTTCTCGATGAATTTGCCTTTTATTGGTCCCGGTGTTTTACGTTTTCTTATTATTGAGACGTGCCATGAATTATAGTTTGATGTTATTTCTCTGTCTTCAATCCTCATTTTATGAATTGAGCCGGAGGGGTGATGAAGTACGCAGCTTGCGGCTTCGCCTAGTTTTAATGCTATTTCAATAACGTCATCTCTGAGTTGAGGTGAACACGTACAAAAAGAGTATTTGGAGCCGTCTATGCGTCCGTCGCCGGCTAAAAGAGAGTTGAGCAGTGGTTCAAGATATTTAGGGGTAAGATTCTTAATGTTCTTAGGAACGTGTTTATCATGCGACCGTCCGAGCGGCTCCACGTAATGATAAAGGTCTTTTGAGTAGGTTCTAATGTTTACTTTCAGTTTTTCCGGTGTTTTGAACCACGTTAGCGTGGGAAACGTTGCTTTTGACAACTCATAAACTTCATCTGCTTCTTCGTGATTCAGGGCTAATCCTACTATATACTCCCTCTTAGATCCAATGGTATATGATCCTTCACATAGATACCATCCAAGCCACTTTACAAAGTTGCTCGTATCAACTTTGCCAATTTCCTTCACCAAACCGTTTTTTGACGTCATGTGAGGAATGGAAATCGTTTCTTCATCTTTCCCGATCCATGTTGCCCCGCCACAATAATGTTCCGTTCCATCATCCCCGAAGATCTCTTTTGCTTCGGTTAACTGGAATTCCCCACCTTTCTTTCTAACAAATAGTTTGTGGTCTGGGGTACACATCAAGTCAATGTGATTCGATATGTGGCGGTACATCAAACCGGTGTAAGGTTGGTTGATAACCGCTTCTGGGTGATGATACTCTAAAACGTGAGTTAACGGATTTAGGGTGGCTACCTTATCAGCGATTAAAAGATCCTTAAAGAATTTGAAGCCGTCTTCTGTAAGAACCTCTGTCTCTACGTCGAAGCAACCGCACCAATCAGCGTTCGCCCACCATAATACTTTAAGTTTCGCTAGTTCTTGTTTCTCCAATTCATTATTCTCCTGAAATAAATTCTACTCCTAAAAAGCGGAGGAGAAAACTATTGATTGATGGCTACGGGGATTAGTCGTCGGTACTTCTAATCCACCAGATGCCATCAGGATGCAGACACGTTCCACCAAACTTAATCGTCGCCAACACGTACCGCCTTTGCTGAATCACGGAATACTCAGACTCTATTCTGAGACCGTGCTTCACCGCGGCAGCCAACGCGTTCTTCGCCAGCAGCAAGCTGTCGTATGAACCCGAACCAATGCTCAGAGTCCCCTTGGGAACCATGAGAATCTGGAGGTTCAGCCATTCCAACACCCTTCCGCCGGTGATAACGTCGCGGTTGCCATAACGGCACGCGTAGACGAAGTTTGAGTCTTGTAGCAGGCTTGACATGGGCACAGGGTGCGTAATCAGTACAACTGGTTCGTAGGCTCCGGTCAGCGAAATGGAGTATTCTTTTAAATATGCTTATTAATTTTCTCCACTTACGCTGATTTCCGTTTCTCATAGAGCCCATTCCTTCAGCGATTAAGCTTCCAGATAAGGCGCTTGAGCTTTTCAACGTTCCACCTGTACATCCGTTAGTCCTCGCAACATCGAAGAAGTAGTTGTCAATCTGCCTTTCCAGGCATGAACCCAGTCCGGCGTTCAGTTCTGTGATGAGGTCTGGCTGCACGCTTTCGATGTCGTTCTTGCACATATAGAATGCACAAGCGTAGTCAGTCAAGGTTATGCTCTTACATGAGATTGTGGCACCTGTAGTCGTGGGCTCTGTACACTCCGCTGCAATGGTTGTGGCAACTGCGGTTCCAACAGTGCAAATCCAGACCTTATCGCCTGGCTGCCCCTGGATACCACGTTCCCATCTTAAGAACCATGCGCCCCAGAAGACTGAGCCGGGGTAGATGTGGGTTCTCTCCACGTCGTCCGCCCATACCTCTGGAATGCAGCAGTCGGGGTTTACGGAGCCAATTGCCTCTACGAGCTTACTGTTGCCCTTGAGGACGTATTCGGTTGCTTTGCCGTGGTCTGTGAGGGATTCCTTGATGCTGAAAATGTCCTTGAGGGCTTTTTCACTATCTAGTTTGCTTGTACTTGGTGTAGACTTGACGTATTTGCCGGTCTCTTCTCTGAGAGAAGCACGCCGGGAATCCATCTCGTTGTTTAGCCATTTCGCTACTCCTACACGGTAGTCAAACACAGTGTCCTCTGGTGCAATTTTGCTTTCAGTGATGCTTGAAACCTCTTCTTTTGGCGTCAGCATTTCCTCGATTTTCTTTGAGATATCAGCGAATTTGTCGTCTATGCTCTTCTGTAAGCCTGATGTGTCTAGCACATACTCGGTTCCTTCGTCGGTCATTATATCACCTTTGATATTTGGGCGTGGTTTTACGACAACATACCCGATTTTAGTCTGTCGAGTGCCGAATTTATAGCGCGCAGGGCACTTGTACGCGGTCATCGCAGCCGTGGTAAGGGACACCTATGTGTTTAATGGACCTTTACTCTTGGCTGCTATCGTGACTGTGATTCTACAACCTAAAATATTCTATCCATTGTTTCCTGTTAAATCCAGTTTTAGTATGGCAACTATGGCATAAAGCAACTAAATTATTGGTGGTATTATTCTTCTTGTTATAGTCTATGTGATGAACATCTAATGCATTACCGTTTTCTTTTTCATCACACATTTTACATTTAAAATTATCTCTTTCTCTTATGAAGAGCTTCAATTCATCGTTAAACTCAGAACCATAAGGTTCATAACTAATGCCGCCCTGCCAATTAGGATTGTTCTCGCCTTTTGTAGCAACCGAAATCTTCTGTTTTGATTCCTCATAATGTAGTTTATATCCGTTTTTCCCTTTATTCCAAGGGATATTTCCCTCGTGTGCCTTGGACATTTTCTTTTTTGATGATTCCAAATGTGGCATACCTAAACGAGATTTATTTCCAAGATGAGATTTCGACATTTTCGCTATAGATTCTTTAGTATGTTTTCGTCCATAAAAAGGATTCTTTTTTCCAGTAATGGACGCCGAAATTTTTAACTTCTCCTCATCAGAGTGTTTTCGTCCTTTCGGCCAAGGCATTAAGTTTTATCTCCCATATCCAATCTTTACTCCCTAAAAAACGGGTGGATTTAAAAAGTTTTAGTTAGAGACTTAAAGTTGGGCAACTGCGTAAGCGTCGAACGTGATTTCGGTCATGATCGCCGCTGACGACTCCATTTCCATTCCCGTGATATTCCAGTGTTTGATGGCTATGGTTGCCGAGAAGCTTCCACATGTTCCGCCGCGTCCACCACACATAGCTGTGCCAGATGGGTAGATCGTCGCCCTGTACTCGGTGCAGTTCGTCAGGAAGGTTCCAAGCCATTCACCGCATACGTATGCTTTACGGGCTGCTCCCTCGAAGTTTCTGCGTCCCTTCAGTATCTGAATGGGGTTGTAACTACCCATTGGGCGGAAGGGTGTCTGTGCTCTGTCGCCGCTGAAGTCGATTCCAGTTAGGAGGGCTACGACGCCGCTGTCTAGCACCAGGACGGCTCTCATGCCCTCTGTTGCGTATACTGCCATTTACGTCACCCTGTCCTTACTATGATGCGCTTTGGTACTTTGCTGAGTTTCTGCTTCATGTCGCGGATTTCCTCGATGAGCTTCTTGTTTTCATCGGATAACCTTGTGTTCTCCTGCTGGTATTTGAGAACCTGCTTCGCCGAGGATGCTCGGACGGCTGTGCTGTCAAATAGTTGTCTATGTACGTCAGTCAGTTTCTCTGTGAGTTCGGCTACTTCGATGGTTGCTCTTGCCTTCTCTCCTTCTGAGTTGATGGATTTCTGGACGGCTAATGCTCTATCGTTTTTCGCGTCGCTAAGTTGTGTTAGTGTTCGTCCTAGTTCATCCTTGGTTTCCTTGAAGGCTACGTTGAGTTTGTCATACATTTCCTCGAAGCGTTTAGCGTCGTCTTTATACATGTCGCGTTCCTTGACGTATCCAGCGTTTTCAACTTCTAGTGTTGATTTTGTGTCCTTGAGTTTTTCCAGTTTCTCTTTCAAGCCGGCGTTTTCGCCTGATATTCGGGTTGCCTTGCTATCGGCGATAGCACGTTCTCTTTCGCTTCTCGTCAACTTACCGCTGACGTCAGCTAGTTCCTTCCGTGTGTCGGTGTGAGCTTCTATCTCCCTGTTCTTGGCTTGTAGTGCCTCTAACAGTTGTACTTTTAGCTCTTCCATTTCCTGTTTCATAATCATATCCTCTACGCTTTTCTTCTCGATGATTCTCTCATCGTCGTCCGCCGATGTCGGCGTGGTTCTCTGTCTCCAATCGGTGCATGCCGCGTCGTTCTTCCGAACCATCTCCTTAGATACCTGGCATTCTCCGCATCCTGGTCCGAAGCCTCCTTCCGCTGTTAATGTGAATGTGTCACTGGGTTCTGATGCCTGTACTTTAGGTGTCTTCGTTGTAGTTGGCAGGTATTCTAGGAAGTGTTTGCACTGGGCGCATGACTCGTTTTGCGTGGCTTCTGTTAGTCTCTCTTTTTCGTCTGTCATTTTCTTTTCCTTTTCTTCTTTCTCTACATTTCTCAGTGACTCCACGAGGCTTCTTCCCAGCGACTCGTTCAGGAATAACGGTTCAAATCCGTATGTCGTAGGGACTCCGGGAAGCGTAACGTCCTTCTCTAGAAGGGCGAGGGCGGTGAAGTTGTACCACACGGGGACCATTCGTCCGTCTTCGGTGGTGTATCCGCCCCTTGGATCTCCCTCTATGCTTGGGTTCACTATTTCTCCATTATCAAGTTTATACTGAATATCCTTCTGGTCGTTGCTTATGCGTATGATGGCTTCTACTGCTTTATCCTCGTACTCCGCCCATTCAACCCGGTTCTCCGGGTATGGAAGCCATCTATTGTGGTCGTGGTTGATGTTCAGTGGACGGGAAGTTAAGGTTCTAGCACTTTTCTCCAACTCTTTTAAGTCCGAGTAATCGTTCTTGTTTGCTGAAACCGTGGCGGTGAGTGCCCTCACCTTATAGTATTTACTATCTTTATCTGCTCGAAGATATTGAATTAGTGGTTTCACCCAGTTGAAGGCTTCACAAACTCCGTTAAGGCATTCACGGGTTAATTGGCTGGCGTAGCTCTTGGTATCATCTAGGCGGTACGATTTCAGCATGTCAAGGTACTTCTCTGTCCCGATTTCCTCTCCGAACAAGTCGACGAAATCATTTAGGAACTGGATGAAATCGGCATGCCTCATTTCATGAACCTCCTAGCGTCTTTTCTAACCAGCCATTCCAAGTCTTCACGCCACTGGCTGTAGCATATAGCCTGAATCTGATCGTCTGCTCTTTCAGGGTCCGTGTGCT